ACCTTCTGGTTCCCTAACAACGTCCAACTCAAGATTTGGTCCTATGAAGCCTCAGAACGTATGCGAGGCACAGGCCAGTACTTTGTAGTAGCCGATGAGGTTACTTCTTGGAAGGGCGCTGGGATGAACCTTAAAGAGTCTTGGGAAAGTATTATCCAGCCCTGTGTGTCTACACGTTGGTCAAGGAAGAACGCCGTTAAGTGGGGCGCTCAACCGGGAAAGTCACTTATTATTAGCACACCAAAAGGCTATGACTATTTCTACGAAATGTATAACAGACAGGAAGTTGATGATGACTGGAAAAGCTACACCTACACCTACCGAGACTCCCCTTATCTCGACGAAGACGAAATCAATCGAGTCAAGTCTACACTTGATCCTCTCAAGTTTGCTAGAGAATATGAAGCCTCCTTTGAGGACTCTGGAAACAACGTCTTTTACTGCTTCAACAGAAAAGAGCACATTTCTAACGACCTACCTTATTTCGAAGCGGGTGAAGATGTTCACATTGCGATTGACTTTAACGTGGGTATTATGGCAAGTGTGGCTTTTGCGTTGCGTGGTGGACAAGTCCACATCCTCGACGAGTTCCAAGGACACCCAGACACCGAAAGTCTAGCTAAGGACCTCTATGCAAAATACAAAGGGCATAAGATTATTTCTTACCCTGACCCTAGTGGTAGAGCACGTAAGACCTCTGCTGCTGTAGGGATTACTGACTTTAAGATTCTAGAGAGTCCTCCTTATAGGATTCAGACTAGAGCACACCAAAAGGCCCCTCCGATCATTGACTCGGTAGCCGCAGTAAACAAGAAGTTTAAGAACGCCAACGGTGACATTGATATGTTTGTTCACCCTCGTTGCGTAAACACAATTCGTTCACTAGAGAGAACTCAGTGGACCGAAACTAACCCTGATACTGCTACTATCGATAAGAAAGAGGGAGTAGAACACTGGTCTGACGGTATCCGTTATGCTATTGAGTATCTCTTCCCTATTCGTTCTGGTACGATTAACACAGCGAGAGGGTTTAGTTTCTAATCATAAAGGAAAACTAAAATGTCCATTATTGGAAGAGTAGGTAGAGCCGCTGTTAAGAGGTTTGGCCGAGGAGCCGCTAGAGGAGGTGCTATGAGCGCCGCCCAGAAACGAGCCTTGGCTAAAGCTGTTAAAGCTTCTGCCTTAGCCCGTACAAAGAACGCTGGAGCAACAGTTGCTAAAGGAGCCTCTCGACGGGTTGCTAAAAAGGCTGCTCGTGCCTCCGCTATTAAGAATACCGAATCCCTAGCTTTAAGACGAGTCACTAGGGGCTTCAAGATGAGTGGCCTTCGTCGTGTTGACAGTGCTCAGTTTAGCGGCACTACTGGGCGTGCTTTAAAGAAGGCTTCGTATAGTGCCCGTCTAGCTAGTTCTAGGGCACAGTATGTACAATCCTCTGTTGCTAACAGGGTGGGTCAAAAGGCCCTTGGTGTTGGCGTCACTGGTAACGTTATGAGACGCCGCTACTCTGACCTCACTACAGGTGAGAATGTTCGTCGTAACATTTCACGGTATCTTAAAGTTGCTATCCCTGTAAACGCCACTGTAGGTACTGCCTACTACACGAATATGTCAAGAAACAAAATATAAGGATACCCCCGATGCTTAAAAGACTCATAGCCAAAAAGCTTGGCCGAAGAATTGGACGGAGTGCCGCTACTGGCGTCCGAAGTGCTGCCCAAAAACGGGCCTTGATGAAAGCTGTTAAGGCTTCTGCCTTGGCCCGCTCTAAGACCGTTGCTAGGTCTGGGGTAGGTCGTGTAGCCGCTGTTGGTGTTGCCGCCACTACAGCTACCGTTGCTGTCAATGCTGCAACTCGACGTAAGGCAAACAACCCAAGAAACAAGAGTATGGCTGTGGCCCAACTTAACCGAGGCACTACCTTTGCAAGAGTTACTGCAAGAGGTCTCGGCGATGTTGCTAAGGCTAAGGTAGCGACTACTGTTGCTGTTGCACGAGGGGACTTGAACCCCGTTGTAGGCAACGCTATGGTAGGGGCTGTTTCTCTTCGTGCCCTTGCGAGGGTCACTACTTCTAGTGCAGCAACCCGTGGTAACGTTAATCGGGCAAGAGCAAACAACGCTCGCAGTGGAGCTTCCCAAATGAAAGAGGGGCTTCAGGCCCTAGCACGGAACGCTGGCACTCTAGCAAGTTATTCTCGTGCCACTCGCCCTTTAACTAACTATCTCAACAATAAATGATATGAGGGCTAAGAAATGGCTGCTTATGAATTCAACCTAGACACCTCTAGCCCTCGTTATGAGGTTACTCTTGAGAGAATAGGTCCTCAAGGTCCTGCTGGCCCCGCTGGAAGTGCTGGTTGGTTAACCTTCGCTACAGCCTTCTCCTCTACTCCGACCTTGACTGCCACCTTAGTTTCTGGCGAAGTATACACCTACCTTTATAACAACGATACCTTTACTCTGTACAGGCATATCACAACCTCTAGTGATACCTTCTACACAGACTTCGACGGAACAACCCTCTCAGGACTTGTCTCCACTAAACAAACAACAA